AATATATGCAGCAGCCATACGCCATAGAAGGCTTAATGTTCCCACATAACGAAACGAAATACTACGAAGAAGAACCCGCCGACCCAGACTATACGCATATACAGGTTGACGTTGCCGATGAGGGAAGTGATTATTTTTGTGCTTGCGTTTACAAAATTTTTGAAAATAAAGTGTTAGTTGTGGATTGCATTTATACAAAGGAAAATACAGATGTAACAACATACAGACTGTTAGAACTAATAAAACGCCACGCTCCCGCAACGTGCAATATTGAGAGCAACTCGGCATTTATGATTTTCACGAGGTCGATACGGGAGAAGGCTGGCGAAGAAGGATTGGCAACGCTCATTCGTGCAATACAGAACCACACAAACAAAGAAGTACGGGTATTGAGCCAATCGGAATACATAAAACGCAATTTCTATTATTCAAAGACCGACAACGCCGAATATAAGTTGATGCTGAAACACAGGCACTCTTATTTGAAGATGATTAAAAATCAGCGAGATGATTCAGTGGATGCGGATACGTCCGCTTCGGAATACCTACGCTTGCGGGGAATTGTGCCGAATATTTAACAGCCGTAACTAATTGATAATTGTTTTTATTTATCAATAACTTACAAAAAAAATGCAATTTTGCAACTGTTTGATTTTCAATTATAAAGTCAGAAAGTTGCACCGCCCGGAGCCGCCAGAAAAAGTGCTAATTTTTACACCCGAATTTGTTGAAAAAATCTTGCAACATTTCAGCAATAAAAACGCAATCAACGAAAATTTGTATATCACTATTTTTCAAAAACCGCATTTCGCAAAGATTATTGTTTTATCTTTGCGGATATGGGAAGAATGCAAAACATTTACAACGCAATATTTAACAAGTCGGCGGACAGTTATAAGCCAATCATCTTTGATGCAATTACAACGGATAAAGATGTATTGGAGCGTTTGTTTGGTAATGCAAACCCGTATTCTATAGACAATTTTTATACAACTTTCAAGGAAATTTCAGAGGTTCAATTCCCTATAAAATTCATTTGCGACAGGGTAAAGAATGCAAATTTTGTTTTAAAAAATTTTTCAGACGATACGATAAATTGGGACGTTCAAGAGGTAAATAAATTTTTGGAAAACCCGAACCCATTTTATTCATTTAACGACTTGGCAGCATACTATTTTCAAATGAAGTTAGCACTTGGAAACGCTTTTTTATATGCAAATACAAATCCGTCTTTTTCAAAATCATTATGGAAGTACTGCGACAGTTACTATATTTTACCAACGCAAAACATTACAATAGACGCAAAAAAAATAAATCCGTATTTTGTGGACGATATAAATGAGATTATAAATTACTACAATCTTACAAGTGGTTACGAATACGGATATAAGACAATTCAAAAAATAGACCCTAAACTCGTTTTGCATTCGAGGGACTTTTGGGACTTTTCGGATTTAAAAAATAACTTATTATCGTTTTCGAGGCTTCAAAGTGTTTGCAAGCCGTTAGCAAACTTAATCGCCGTTTACGAGGCAAGGAACGTTATTTATACAAAGCGAGGAGCGTTAGGGGCTATAATAAGCAAAACAAGCGATGCGACAGGATTATTACCGATGACTACAGAACAAGAGAAAGAGGTAAATGAGCGTTTTAATAAGCGTAAGGGTTTTGGTAAAGACAAAGATTTATTTATTATTTCAAAAAACCCTATAGATTTTATAAAAATTGGAGCGACAATTAGCGAGTTACAGCCGTTTGAGGAAACATTACAAGATGCCATACAAATAGCAGGCGCATTTGGAATAAATAAGGAATTGATACCGAGAAATGACAACTCAACTTTCAGCAATCAAAACACGGCGGAGGTGAGTGTTTATAATAACGTAATTATGCCTCTTGTAGCAACATTCCTTTCCGAACTGACACAATTTTTAGGATTGAAAGAGAGTGGGTACTATCTTGATGCCGATTGGTCTAATGTTTCTGTGTTGCAAGAAGGAAAACACAAAGAGCAGCAGAAGAAAAAAATAATATCCGAGCGTTGCAAGGTTGATTTTATGAGTGGGATTATAACGCTTAACGATTGGCGAGCGGAACTTGATATGGAGGCGATGGAAAAACCACTATACAAAAAAACTATTATTGAAATGAATGACAGCGAATTAACGCAGATTAAAAATATATTATCATTTAATACACAAAAACCAAAACAGGAAGAATTATGAATAAAGCAATGATTTACGGGCTTCAGATGAAGTCGATGGAAACAACTGATAAGGGCGAAGTTACAATACTTGCAAACGGATTGGAGATAGAAGACTATCAAGGTGATATTTCTACAAAGGGAAGTTTTAAAAAAACGCTCACTGATTTTAATTCGGGTAAACGTCCTATTTTTCATTATAAAAATCACAATAACAATGAAACGATAGGATTTATTACAAAAGGGGAAGAGAGCGACAAATACTTGGTTCTTACTTCGCAACTGAATTTGAAAAAGCAAATCGGTCTTGAAACGTTTGAGGACTATAAATTGGCAATGGAGTTGCAAAAGAATATAGAACATTCGGTCGGCGTGATTGCAATTAAGCGTGATGAGAAAGATAGGAGGCGTGTGTTGGAATGGTATTTAGACGAGGTAAGTACGCTGACAAAGCGTGGGGCAAACCCATCAACAGGATTTATTGACCTAAAAGAATTGAATACCGAACTCAACCCGCAGGCAGCGATTAATTATATAAAATCAGCCCTTACAAAAAAATATTCCGATGACAAGTTGCTCACGTTTCAAAGCCAATTAGAGTTGTTGGAAAAGGCAATTATTACGCACGATGTAAAATTAGTGCAATGCCCAGAATGCGGATTTACGTTTGATTACAACGGCGTGCGTGAGCATACTTTTGAGCAGGAAGTAATCGACAATGCGAGAATGTATCATCGTTGGACAATGGAAGATGTTGTCCGTCAAGAAATGGAAAAGTTAGAACCACAAATAAGAGAGCAGGTTTTAAGTATTGTTAATCAGAAAAAAAGCATTGAGGATTTATATAACTATGTGAATTGTCCAAAATGCTATAATAAAATTTACCGAGCGAACACGATGAAGATGAGCGAGCCGCCCGTGGCACTCGCAGAGAAAAGCCGTCAAAGCGATACTTTTACTTGGAAAAATTTATCGGAAACGCTTAAAAAATAATAGTTAATTTAATAATAATTTTTAAAAATTTTCAGTAATGGAAGAAGAAAAAGACGTAAAAAAAGAAGTTACCGATATAATCGAAAAGTCGGTATCAGAAAAAACGGACACCATAAAAAAAGAAATTGAGAAGTCCGTTCAAGAAAAAAACGAGGCTATGCAGAAGTCGTTAGACGATGCCGCAACGCAAATCAAAGCCTCAGAGGAAAAGGCGAAATCGTTGGAAACCGAAGTTACCGCTCTAAAAAAAGAGATGGAAGAGAAAACCGAAACCATAAAGGAACTCGGAAAACAGACAAAAGAGGCTCATGTTGTTAATATAAAGCCTGTTACTTACGCTGATTTCATTTTCGATGAGATTATGAAAAATAAGGAGGAATTGTTGAAAATAAAATCAAAAAATGACTGCTTATATATGAACACGGTTGATGCTATTTGTAAAGATGCTAAAAGTAACGAGCGTATTTACAAGGCAGGAGATTTCCTTACAACGACAGAAAGTTTTGTAAACACAGATGGGGACCCGTCAAGAGGTATTCTTACAGACTTCCGCAGAGATGTTACACGAATACCAATGCGTATGCCATTCATTCGTGAGATTATAAACACTTACACAACGGCGAGACCAGATGTAGAGTGGATTGAAACGGAAGAACTTATCGGTGGTGCAGAAATGGTGCCGGAAGGTGGTCTTAAACCAGAATTGAAGCCGAAGTGGATTTCAAGACGTGAAAAAGCGAAAAAGATTGCCGTTAGAACAGTTGCATCAATGGAAACTTTGGAGGATATTGAATTTGCTGCTCGTGAGATAGCATTTGAACTTGAAAGAAGTTTGTTGTTGAAAGAAGAAACGCAAATATTGAGTGGAGACGGAACAGGCGATAATTACAAAGGGATTTTGCAATACGCACCTCAATTCTTTGTTGATGCTACAACTTATGGTAGATTTTTCCAAAATATTATAGACCCGAAGGAAATAGACGTATTGCGAGCATCGATTGCAATAATCGTAACGAGATATTTCAGACCTACAACTATTTTGATTAACCCCGTGGACGCAGCGATGATTGATATGCACAAAGACTTAACGGCAGGATACGTTCACGACCCGTTCACGAGAAGTATTTCAAACATTATGAAAAACTTAATCGTGCGGGAAGAAACGGCTATTACAGAAGGAACATTCTTGCTTGGCGATATGTCAAGGTCGAATTATGCAATACGAAAGGGATTATCACTTACTGCCGGTCGTGGAAGTATTAACGATGATGTAGAACATAACTTATACACATTTATTGCAGAATTGCGTGGTTATCATTACATAAAAGAAAATGAGAAGAACGCATTTTTACAAGGTAATTTTGAGGACGCTTTTGTAATGTTAGATAAGTTAAGTTCATAAATTTCTAAATGCAAACTTTGATATGATAGTAGAATTTAGCGACTTTGTGTTAGAGTGGAGAATCCCGAAATTGTTAGCGGTTGTAGGGGAAGATGACATTGTAAATAAAACGATACAAGATGCTGTTTTGGAGTTCATAGTTGAATACGAGCGGCTGTATCTATTGCAATTCTTTTCCTATTCTGATTTCGTTGATGAGTTGTTGCTTTATAGCACAATGCCAACGGAAGAGCAGGTGGATGACGATAAGAATACTCTTATAAAGTCGCTAAAACCTATTGTTGCGAAATATGTGGCTTATTTTTGGTTTAAAAATGAGAGCGTCCAGAACACAGGAATTGGGGCGGCTATCCCGCAAGGGCAGAACGCAACGAGAACGAATAACATTGACAGGATGCTTGAAATTTGGAATATGCTTGTTTTAGAAACGAGGGATTTGTATAATAAACTTTTTATTGACATGCCAGAGTTGGGTTTAAAAGCATTTTATCCAAAACGAATAAACAATAAAACGAGAATGTCTATTTTTGAATACGAAAACTTTTTGGGTATATGAAAACGGCGATTAGTGTAATGAAACAGGCGACAGATGTTGTGGCAAATGAACTGAATAAAGAAATAACATTTATTCACGGGAATACAATTTCTGTTGTTAGTCAAATACTTAAATTGCGTGAAAGTAGCAAAAATAAGGTTTACCCGATAGTTATTGTTTTTAATGAAA